AGGTAATCCATTGCAGATAGTTACTGCCTAAATCACCAAATATCATTTGAATAAAATTTATGAGGAATACCAAAATATATAAATACATTATGCTTTACTTTTTGAAGTTGCTGATTTCTTTTTCAATTCAAGCCTGCGCGCTCTTTTAACTACTTTCGAGTTAGCGCTTGTTCTATTTCCTTTAGGTTTTTGAGCCATAATTATCTCCCTTCTATAAGCTTTATTATACCAAGAACCCCACCAATTACAACTATTGCCTTTGTGAAGAACTGTAATATAGACATAGCGGCGACTCTAAAGGTATGATTATCACTAATGTTCTTGCTAAGCTCCGCATACTTCTTTTCTAGCTTCAACTCAAGCTCGTCAAGTTCCTTCTTATATTTCATCATATGCGTGTCAACCTTGTGCTGTAGTTTATTGACATGCTCATTCGTGTATTGGTGATGGATTACATCCTGGTTCAGTAGCTTCTCAAGCTCCACGATGCGGGCTTTTATGTCCTTCACATCTTCTTTATCCATAATTTTATATATTTAAGTTAAGTGCTGATTTATTTCGTTAAAGTCCTTTAAAGTCGGCCACCTCTGTATTGTAAGTAATTGAACCAGATGAAGCTAGGCGTGTGATTCTAATGTTGTTAAACATACCTGTTAGGCCAACATCTACCAACTCCAAGATAGCAAGTAACGAGTCTTCTGATACTGAAGTTAGATCAGAGGTAAAACCAACCCAATTAAATAAAGATGTATCATTTCTTACAGGAATAATAGGGATGTCTTTAGTAAGTTCAGTGGCGTTCAGAGTTACAGAACCCCTTTGAATATCTTGGTTTAAAGCGCTAGCAGCAAACTGGATTAAAGTTAACTTCGGCTCCTGGTCGAAAGCAGAGGAAGTATTGCTGTCAAAAACTACAGTATCACCAGAGCTCTGCAACTCTGCTCTTACAAACACTTCGCTAGGGTTTCCTGAAGTATCTCCTAACTGGTTATTCCAAACAGAAAGCGTTCTTTCGGGCACAAATGTTTGACTGAGAGAAACGGAATCACTTGCCGTACCAGCCATAGATCCTGTTACAACTTCTCGTTTTTCTACAAAATACTCATTAGGATCAATTATCATTGCGCGTGTTGTAGTGGTTGAAGTTCCAGAGCTTGTTCTACTTGACCTAATAGCTGAAGCGTTATCAAACTCAATATTTGCTAGGGCTGCATCCAATCCATCAATAGCGCTCAATCTAGCGCCATTCCAAACCATAAACGCCTTACTTAGGTCCACAGAAGTAGCAAGCGCAGCAGTGTTTGTGGTTGCTCCGGAGCCAATTGCAACTTCTACAAACTGCTTAGACTCTATTATGTCATCTGAGAAATACATAGCTGAAGTTTGCATCTCAACAGAATTAGCGTCAGATACACCTCTATCAGCATCATAATCTGATACAGGAAGCCCAATTCCTGGCTGCTCCGTTACTGTAGAAATCCACTCTGCAGGGTTTACATCTTGCGCGTTCCAACCATTAAGCCAGAAGTAGTTCTTTCCAAATGGCTGCGTGTTATTTGTTTCTGTGCCTTTAGTCATTGCTGCAGGGATAATAATATCCGATTGATCTCTATCTAGAACATATCTATAGAAAGTATAGCTACTAAATGACGATACAGATTGCATACATACCTCTCCGTTATCTTCAGTAGGAGTAACGGTAGAAGCCACAATCTGTGACCTCATCAGGAAATTTACACCCATACTAACAACATCAAGAGAATCAGGCTCAACATCAACAGTTTGGTTTGTTGTTGTGCTTTCAACAGAAAGATTAAATATTTGAATTACAGAAGACTTTACCGTCGAATCATCCTCATACACCGCAAGTATTGTTTCACCTTGGATTAAGGCAGCTGCGACCTGTGATTGTGATGAAGTTTCAAATGCAAGGGCTGTTGTAGAGCCAATGGTTCCGTCATTGTTAAATATAACCCTTACTATTTCCATATCATTAGATGTAGCATCGCTATAAACAATCCCAGCTAGAATAGTTGAAACGCCACCAATATCAAAACTTGTTACTACGACATCATTAGGACCAAAATCGCCTGATCCCAACGGAAAAACTGTTCCAGGTATATAAAGTCCTCCAGATCTTCTTCTAGATTGTATAACAAGAGATCCTCCAGCAGACTGAGCATAAGTAAACAACAAGCCATCATTAGCAGTATCAAGAGTGGTTACTTTAGCATTTACATATGTAGCAGATATTCCGCCACTACTATTTACAGTTATGGTGTCACCAGAAACCGTAAAGCCTGAATGCCACAACTCACCAGCACCATTGTCATAAAGGAAAGCCCCAAGAGTGCTTGACGAGCTAGCAACGCTACTGAAAGTATTTGTATAAGTACTTACAAGAGTATTTGCCGCTCCTATAGTAGTAATATCATTACCTGAGAAATTAACAATCCTGCCCTCTAAATCTCCAGAGGCATTATCAGTGTAAGTTACTATAGCTTGAGTGGAGCTCACAAGATCAGCATCGAAACCTAGAACATCGCCATCAACAGCCAACTGAGTGGCGCCTACAAAAATATTTCCGTTAGAATCACGATACAAAAGATAAACACTCAGAATGTCCGGGCCAGGGGAAATTAGATTGGTTCTTACACTAAAGTAAAGCGATCGTGTATCATCAATCTGCACAAGCTTTATTTGCTTCTTTTGCAAAGAAGGACTTTGTTCTATAGCAACACACGGCCTGTCATTAGACGCGTCATAGTTATTCCAAGCATCCAAAAGGCCCAACAAAACATCTCCGCCGTCATAAGCAGGTTGGGAAGCCACATTAAAACCAGGATTGCCAGTTACTGGTAGTACTACAGGAAATTCAGTCATTATACTATCGTTGTTAGGATTGCTAATCCTATTATATCGCTTTACAAGAGCTCAGTCTAGGATTTACTAACGATAATGCATATCTATGTCTACAGCTCCTACGGCTGAAGCTAAAAACTTAAGCTTCACAGGTTGGTCATTATCACTTTGAAGCTCAAAGTTCTTTACCCCCTCCACAGCGAAGGAAAGAGGATTGCCCAAAGAATCCGTCAAGTTAACAAAACCAGATCCCCCATCAGCCTGAATCACTACACTCCCACCAGAAAATGTTCCTTTAGCCCATACACTTGCGCGGAGGCTGTGATCCCTTCTGCGGGAAGGCCAGGTCACTGTTTCTTCGTTACTAGCAGTCAGGTTGGTGTGAAATTTAGCCATTGTAATATTCCTTATATAATGAAGATATTTCCCTGCATTATATAGGAATTATTAAGCAATGGCTAATATTTATTTGATTAACTGTCTTCTTGTGATTCACATAGTCTGCCTAGGCCAGAGGCCGCATAAGGAAGCATTAAGAAAATTGCTGTTCCCAATACCATAGCAGCAGATCCCAATATCATTAAAGTGAGAAGTTCTTGAACAATTTGTAACAATTTTTACCTCTTTTTATATGTTAAGTTATTTATGAAAGCTGGCATTTTGTCAAGTATATAGGATTACCTTGACATTAACATTAAAGATATGTACAATATACGTGTGTGATAACTAAAATAAGGAAAAAACCATGTTTGAATTAATGCAGCTTCTTGTAATTTTAGCTTGCGGCGTTTATGTCGTTAGCTTTGGATATGCTATATTTAAGGGAGCAACGGGAAGTTATGCAGATGATATCTCTCCTTATAGAGATTAATTATCCTCTCTAATACCAACCTCTACAGATGGACCGATAACTGAGCCTCGAGTCCCAAAGTCCTTAATAGCATTGTTTATCAACAACAGTTGCCCTTTATCTCTTTCTCTCGCAGCTATTCTTCCAAGGGCGTCAATGCTCGCTTGTCTATCAACCAAGGTTTCTGCAATCTTTTTTGCGTTCCTTTCGTTAAGCCCTATATATCTATTCTTGACTGAGTTTTTAATTGCACCTATTAACTGCGCTGTCACAGCTACAGTGCCTCTATTTACTGCTTCTACTGCATTGTCGATAAATTGCCCTTCATCAAATTGATTAAAGTCTGTACGAGAATTTCCTAAAACACTAAGTTTTGTTTTTGCTCCAGCAATTTCTTCTCTCATCTTCTTAGCAAACATCTCAAATTCTTTTTCATTCCCAAAGACCGCCTTTAATTGTTCTCTTTTTTGTGTGTTTCCAAAGATTCTCTTGCCTGGGTCAGCTTGATCGGATGTTTTATTAACCACATTTTGAAGGTTCTCCCTTACCCCGATTTTAAAAGCTTCTTTTTGGGAAGGCTCAAAGTCTTTTACCACTCTTCTAAGCTGTTCGGGAGTAAATTTAGAGAATTCCTTTCCAAGCTCTTGCGCCTCAATTACAGAAGAATGATCGCTGAAGATTTTTCTTGCCTGCTTATAAGTAGGGCTCGCTGCGTCAAGCTCCTCAACTAATTGTTTTTTTAGAGCTCCAAATGCAGCTGCCTTCTGAGGCTGTCCACTTTGGTTAGCTGAGATTTTAATGTCATCTAAAACCTTTTTTACACCATCAAGGGCAACAAGCGAATTTGCGTTAGTCTCTGTAGGAACGCCAAATGTACTTTTAGCCGTATCTAAAGCGTCAATAATTCTTTGGTCTTGAAGTAATTTGTTAATTTTATCCCTGTTAATAACAGGAGTTTCTTCGAAGGCCTCTTTATATATTGGTGAAGCAGCAGAGGACCTTCCTTTAACTGCATCATCTAAAGCACCAAAGTATGTATCAACCCCAGAGACTTCCCTTGCAAGAATTTTACTTATCCTCCTTACTGCGTCTTCCGATCTATTCTCGAGAGCTTCATGGACTATATTACGTGCTCCTCCAGGTATTCTAGCTACAGCTCTTGTAAATCCTTTAATCTCATCACCAGCAATGTCAGGAAATATAGCTATACTCTCATCACCTGCCTCAATAAGATTCCGCTGAAACTCTTGAGCTTGTCCTGGCTGAAGTCTACTAGCAATAACTTGGTCTGCATTTCTTCCTTTCACAGCCCTTGCAACACCTCTTCCAGCCGCTCCAATTGCCTGTGTAACTGGCCTAGCAGCAGCACCAAGTGCGCCACCAAGTGTTCCACCTGTCAACGCCCCAACTCCTCTTTGCTGTAAAGCTTCTTCAGCAGGAACAACTTGCTGAGTAGGAGCTGCGGCTCCAGCAATTGCGCCACCTATACCACCAGCAATTGCTTGACCAGCTAATGTAGGACCGCCAGCAGGTAACGCTGCAATAAACGGGGCAGCCTCACCAACAAACTCACCGACTTGTGCAGCGGTGCTATCCCCAACTTGTGCTTGGGTAGCTTGCTGACTTCTTTGCTGAGCTTCGGCTAATAATTCTCTAAATTCACCACCTCTTCCAGTAGTAGCTTCCACAACATCCGCAACGCCTTGCAGAACACCAGTGACGGTATTTTTACCACCCTGTGTTAACCCTCTGCCAAATGCTTCAAATCCACCTATCTCCGGCTGTTGCGGAGAGGCTGCCAACTCAGGAGTGGGTTGCGCTTGGGGTTGAGGGGTTGTTGGAGCAAAGGAGGATAGGGTCCCCCCACCTTGGGGCGCGGCAGCCGCTCGTTCTTGTATAGTCCTCTTAACAGTGGTCTGTATTACCTGTGGATTAGTACCGTCAGGGAATTGTAATTGTGTGCCATCTGCTAATTGTGCTGTTATCATTGTACTAAGTTTCCTTGTGCATCAAATAATAATACTTGTCCTGCTTGTGGGGCTAATTGCTGGGTTCCTGTAGGTGATGGAGTTTGCTGACCCTCTTGTTCCTGCAAAGCTTCCTGCTCAGCAAGACCAAAATCAACAATAACAAGATCATCTGGAACACCTACAATATTAGAAATCCTTCTGTACTCACCAATTCTTTTTTGGTGCTGAGCTTGACCCTTCTTGAATAATTTTGTGCCGCGATTAACAAAATCATCTCTTTGCTCTTGACTTAATCTTGTTCCTGCTTTTACCTTATTGTACATCGCTCTAACTCTTTCAGGAACAGATCCAGCATTTTCTGCGGTAGCAAACTCACCTTCTCTAATAGTACTTGGTGGATCTAACACTTTCATAAAACTGAAGATTAGTGCTATATCTCCAGCAGGTGAAGGATCTTCCGCGCTAGCTTGAATCGTTGAAAAAGCATCTCTTTGTATCACAAACTTCTTTGAAAGCCCCCTAAACTCATCTCTTAATTTTGAAGAAACTTTGAATACATCTTTGTCGACCAAACCTTGCTCAGCTTCTTTTTCAGCCTCATCCACCTCAAGTGCAAATTTTCTTTCATCAAGCCCAAATTTTCTTTCATCCAGAGATCGCTGCTTGGCTTGCCTCTCCTGTTCAGCACCAAACTTCTCTTGTTCAAAAGCAAACTTCTGCCTCTGAAACTCTGTTTGAGGAGTACTAACAAATTGCTGAGAAGCTGCAAATGCCTCTGGACCACCTATAGCCGCCAACTGTCTAAGTTGCTGACCTCTGATTTCTTCTGGTGTAAACTCTTCCCTGGCAAAAGCAGGAATGCTTTGACCACTTTGAACACGCGCAATCTCTTGTAATTGTTCATTTCTTATAGCCTCCTGCTCTTGTTCTCTTCTTGCCCTATTTCTTGCCGCTGCAAAACCAAGCTCAGAAAAGCCAAACGTTCCAAGGCCAGCTAGAGCTCTTCCTAAAGGCCCAGGAGTTCCTAATTGCGCAGGTTGCCTGGTTCCACCTTGTCCAAATGTTGTTCCTCTCATTACGCTACCTCTTTAAATGGAATTCCGATCATATCATAGTGGACGCCAAGATGCCCATTGCACTCAAACACAGCACCAGGATTAGTCTTACGTACTTCTTGCGCCATAACCCCTTCATACCTGCGGTCATCGCCTTTATAGTTGAATTGATAAATGTTAAAGCCATTGTTTTCACCTGTTTTAGTTATATTTTCTTTTAATCTTTCGTCACTTAAAGCCATAAAGCCACTTGCACTACTAGCGCCACCGGCCGCGGAGCTTCCGCCTCCTATACCACTTCCGATATTAGAGAATGTCCTACTTCCTTGCTCTGCAACATCACCAAATCTATTAAGAACACCAGGCTCCTCAAATGGAGAGGTTTGACCTCCTCCGACTGGAATAAGTGAAGCCAACTCACCTAAGAATTGGGCCGATTTTGCTGGAGCAAGCCTTCTCTCTGTTTCAAACTGCTGAATCGCGCCGCCAGTTCCAAGAAGATCAAGAAGGTTCTGTCTTTCTTGCTCACGCTGCCTTAAGGCACTCTCTGTTGCAGTTTCAAATCCACGCGCCCTGGTTTGTGCGCTTACATCACCAATCTGTTGCAATAGGTTCCTTTGAAGCTCCGACTCTAACAAAGCCTGCCGTTGACCACCAAATCCCCCAGCGGCACTAGCTTGAGAGCCAATGTCACTTTGTAAACCTTGAGCCTGGGTATTAAGATCTCTAATTGTATTTTGTATTACCTGTTGCTCAAATGGATTTTGGAAGACATCCAGTCTACCCTGAAAACTTTCTGCTGTTTCAGGTGCAGCTAATCCCTCTAAGCCTCCGATAGCTTGTAGTTGTTGCGGAGTAAGATCGGCAGGGGAGAATGTTTCGGGAGTTGCCGCCGCTCTTCCTTGCTCGATAGCTTGTTTAAATGCCCCCAAACCAAAAGAAGGCAATGTTTGCGTTGCCGTTGGTTGGGTTACATCTTTAGTTTCTCCAAATAATTTACCGAATGCGTTAGTCATCTTCTTTTACCTCATAAAACATATGCACCTGATTTTCATCAGCTTTAATAAAACCCTCTTCATCTAGCCTCGATATATATTTCTTATGCTTTACGGACGAATAGATAAGATTATATCCCATCGCATTAGCTAAATTTTGGATTGAAGTTATTAGTTTTGTTAGTGAGAGATCACGCTCTCCTTTGCCCGCCTTTGGATCACAAACCACAAATTCAAAAACACAAATCGTGCTATCGGTTTGGTACAAAAAGCCAGCACTCACAGGTTTGTCATTTACTTCTACAACTACTCCTGTGGAAGGTAGCTGCTCTCGTTTCGGAGGGAAAGAACCGTGGGCTCTCCACCATGTAAATATCATATCATAATCTTTTTCAATATTAAAGGCTCTTGCTCTAACTACCATGCAATATCTAAGCTCCTTCTATCCCAATTAAGAACTCCGCCTCCAATATCAAGCAGTTTATACTCATATGTACCGTCATTAGTAACATCTCCCACATTATCAGTTGCTATAGTATCGGTCGGACTTGTAGGTATTCTATCAGTACTTCTGCCACTTACAAAGCGTTCTTGCAGATTGTCAAAATCAGGGACGTCCTCTTGCTCTCTAAGCCTTCCTATCTCCTTAAGAGCGGGAATAACATCCTCTTGCCTTTCTACTAATGGATAGTTACTTGTTGTCATCGTCTGCTAGACCCCCTTAAAAATTCTTGCCAGAAGCCCGCAATCCATTCCTGATTCAACTCATCACCAGTTATAAGATATCTCCAAAAGCGCCCTTGAGAAGTGTAGTCAATATGATTTTTAGTTGGAGTAACAGTATAAGGACCGTTATTAAACAGCCTTGTATCCTGGGGGTATTTCTTGAAAGCTATTTGCACACTAATATCTCCGGTCTGGATGCTATCTGGAGCAAATCCAAGACCATTAACTGTTCTTGTTCCACTATTTACAAACGGAGACGTTAGGGAGAACGGCAGAGAGTCAAGATTGTCATTATTACCCTTCTCATGCTGATATAGGATACTTTCTGTTCTATCGTCATTTAAAGTGGCTACAAATGGATTTACTGTAAGAGGAACAGGGTACTCTCCAGCTGTCCTTTCCATTGTGTCAGGAGTCCATGTGAAATCCTTCACGTTAAACCTAACAACACGGTCACATTCTAGAGATCCAGCACTAGGATAGTGCCACCAGATTTCATGGAACTTCCTGTTAAACCAGGCAAATATCTTACTTTTCTGGGCTGTGTTTAAATTCTCAAATACAAACTTCTTGAGTGTGGTTTCGGGGGTGCTGTTACTAGGAATAATCTCCACATTACCACCTCTATACATATAGAAGTTATCGTCACCCATCCAATACGCAATACCGTTATGGCTTATTCTTGCATTCTGCGCAATAATCCCACTTCTTTCATCTAGAAGTTTAATCTCCCAGATAAGAGGGCGCCTGATATAGCGGAAGGTATAAACTTGTGTTTCGGTAAGTAGTAGATTTACATTTCTTAGTTTAATCACAGCAAGGAAGGTTCCAGCCCCTTCAATATCATCTTGTCCAGCCTGGTTAGTAGCAAGAGGAGTCCAATCGGTAGAATCCCCTTGGTCAGACCATTGGATGCGATTTCCTACATTACTAGCACCTAGCGTTACAACAATCTCGTTACTTACAAACACAAGATTCACAGCAGTAGGAGCTCCGGATAAAAGAATAGGAGCTTCTGATTCGTCTGAATCCCAAGTATAAACACCTGTTTGTTCGCCTGGTGAAAGTATTATATTGTTTCCGAATCTATCGAAAGTCCATCTTCTTGGAAATACTGCGATATTATCGCTAGTTTTAGGTACCCCATATAATCCTACTCCATATAAACCAGCACCATAACCCTGACCAATACTTGCATCACAATCACCTGGCGCTATTTGCTCTTGAATCTCAGTTGCCGCACCGCCTCCACCTGTCACGCTACTGGTGGCGAAGGTGTTCACAACTATGTCAAATGCGTCTGTAGTTACATCTCTTATAATATGCTCTGCATTTATCTCAGTATCTGGAATACCAGCAAAGCTAGCTGCAAGAGTTATCTTAACTCTATCTCCGTCTAAATTGCCATGAGCTACTTGATTTACAGTTATTATTGCTGTGGCCTGATCCACTGCAGCGCCCCCACCTGAGCCAGTCGATGTGGCATTAGAGGATACAAAGAAAGTGTAGTCATCTGGGCCAGCCTCTCTCACAAGATGTTGAGTATTTAGCTCACCAGCCGGAATGCCATTAAACCCTGTAGCGCCAAGTATTTCTACCCTATCACTAGGCTTAAGCTTAGTACCAGGGTCACTTACGGTGATAACATTTGTTCCAGATACAGTAGAAAGTGGGTCATTAGCAAGTGTAGTATAATTAGAATCAAGAGAATCAGGGATTGCTGTTGTTGCAGTTACTAAAGGCGTTATATTGGTTAAGTCAGAGCCAGTAAGATCATAAAGCCTTGTGTGAGTACCAATTATAAATCTATTTCTTTTCTCAAGAACGTAGCTAAATATAGCCCTAGCACAGCCGTCTATTGTGTTGTCGCTTTGAAACGGGAAGTTAAGCCAACCACCAATCTTAGCAGGTCTTCCGTCTACAAAGCGTATTTTATCCGCTGCCACCCAATGTTGAGTTGAGGAGGTAGTAAAGTCAGTAACAGGCTGGACACCTGGCGTAAAGATAATGGGCCTGTATTCTTCAACCATGTTACTCCTCTAATTCTTTTGGCCATAATGCTTTTAATTCTTCAGGGGTTTTTGCTTTAGAAAGATCAAATATTGCAGGAATGTCTCTAAGCTTTTGCTTTTCCACTTGAACATCTTTTCCCTTCATTGTCTCGATATCTAGATCTTGAAGTTTTTTGTTTCTTTTCGCCCTTATGTGAGCCATTTGAATCACTTGAGCCTTTTCCAAGTCCACATCTATTTGCTCTCCGGGCTTGTCATCTGTCCATGCACCTCTAAAATACCTATCCTTAGGAAGATCTTTTTTCAAAGCAACTCGAAAATCTTTCTTAAGTGGAATGTCTTTTTGAGCTATCTCTTCAATTGTCATAGTTTTAAGAGCCTCTTGAGTAGGATGTAAAACCCCACATGACCCATCGGTATTTTTAAATATGATTATTTTGTCAGTCATGCTAACTCCCCAAAAAATGCTACGTTATTATCACCTGAATCCACACTCAATCCACTTCCCCCAGATTCAGTCTCAAGCTCTATGCCAGATCCAGTTTTATCATTAAACCCTAAATTAAATTGCCATGCAGTTAGTGCTGTAAGGTAATGACTCGAACCCTCGCGCCAACCATTCGTTAAAAAGATATAATTTGCGTTTGCAAAAGGATCGGTAAAGTTTACTTTAAAATTTCCAGAATTAAGATCCACCACACTAGAAACCCCTGCGCTATCCCTTATTATGTCATTTACCTGGTCATAGTTCAGCCACGCTTGGGCAGAGACTTTTGAAAACTGTATCTTATCTGCTGTAACAAACCTCATAGGAGTTCCAGCCTCCATATCAGCTTGAGTTGCTGAGATGGCTGTCAAGTTAGTTGGGGTTATTGCTCTATCCTGTGGTGTTTGAGCTTGTGCCTCAGCATCTGTAGCTAATTGCACAAGACCTTTCTGAGACTCACTAGCGTCATTTGCAAGTCCGGCAGAAGAAAGAACATTCCAGTTTGATCCATCTGTAACTAATTGAGCACCAGCATTTTCTGCAACCAAGTCTAGTGTTGCCTGCCCATCAATTGTTTCAGCTAAATTACCGTCTATTGTTACTATATTTGTGGAACTATCGGTTTTCTTTACTGTAACAGTATAACCATCTCCACCAGTAGCGGAGGGAAGAAGGTCTATAGTAATTGGCCCACCAGACGCATCTACCAGGATGATTTTGTTTCTGTCATCTTCTACAACGGTGTAATTGGTGTTCTGGTCATTAGATACAGTATCACGCGCTTGCTTCAAGAATGTGTCAGTGTTTTCCCAGTTATCATTTAGCTGAAATCCCCACAGATCCTCATCAATAGGGTCATTAACTAGGGGCTTGTTAAAGCTAAAATTTGTCGTCAATACAGGCATTTGTCTCTCCTATTGTATTATTACTTGCATGGATTCCACTATCACATCATTTGGATTATCACGATTTCTTACATAAACTTCAAAAACATCATTCTCAGCAATAACAATTGGAACGAAGAACGAAGTCGATCCTAAGGCGTTGTTTTGATCCTCGACAGCTGAAGCTCCTGTAACCTCAGAGCTATTTTGAAATAACGCAAACTCGTAAGTGTCAGCCGAAGCTCCAGCAGCTTTTTCAAAATGCACATATATCATTGCACTTCCATTTAAAGTCTGAGTATCATCCGATGTTAACTCGTTGTTACCAGTCATTGTAAAGCGCTCTGTATTAGAGCCTTGCACAGTAGCTCCCGCCACTTTTACGTAAGTATTTGTTACAGCCAAAGTGGTGGTTGTGGCATTATTCTGCATAGTCACCGAGCCAACAGTCCTGCTATTTTGAACACCAGAATTAGCTATAAATCTCCAAAGAAGATCCCCAGAAGTTATATTGTTTACATAAGTCCCAACATCCATAAAGATTGTGCCAGTTATACGGCCACCAGCAGTTACATTTGCAGAGCTGACATCTCCATCTATTCCTATTGCTCCAGATGGTACATTAAATTGGCAATCGGAAATACCCACACACATACTAGTAGCCCCAGTTAGATCTACTGCGGTGTTAGTAAAACCACTAAACAAAACTTCACGGAATACTATATTTGTATTAGAGACCCCCGAAACAACAAAACCATCTGTAAAGCCATCAAATTGACACTCATTAATATAAGATAGATCGCAATCGGTTAGTGTCCCTAGATCTTGAGATGTTATAGAAAAACACTTCTCTATAACTAAACTCGCACCAGTTTGGTTTATAATAGCTCCTGCAGAAGCGCTAAACCCAACATTATACATCGAAAGATTGGAGGTGGAAGTTATCATATCTCCCGTGCCAGTATAAATAAGCACGTTATTTAAAGCGTTCTCGCCAGTAATTGTGTTGTTTGTACCTGTGACTATTCTATCGGTACCCAAGTCAATAGAGGCATTTAACTCATATGTTACCAGGTCATCTAAAGTAATAACTCCAGCTACCGGAGCAGGGAAGTCATCTTTACTCTTTACAAGAATATACTCTCTTTTGTCATTTGTATTTACTATATTTGTATTAGCTTCAATAAACCACCCTGTATCAAGGTCGCTTATGCCCACTAAAGCATCTATTCCGATTAGGAAGTCACAGCCTATAATGGTTCCTTGAACCGTAACATTAGCAGAGCCCGCATCACCAGTTATCCCAACTGCTGGAGAAGGAGCTGAAAATGTAGAGCCCTCTATCTCTATAGTTGATGTTGTGCTCCCTGTAAGTAATATAGCACTGTTTGTGTGGTTACTAAAGTACGAGTTGTTAACCTGGAATATGTTGTTATTAGCTCCAGTGATAGTGATACCATCAGTGAACCCATCGAAATAAACATGCTCCAGTAGCAGTATATCAAAGTCTGTAGCAGTCATAACCTCTTGCGCACTATCAGATTTCACGTGATTTAATTGCACAAAATTAAGGACGTTAGGCCCATTCACGCCTTGTATATCAAACAACTTTCCGGTTGCGGCTGTAAGATCAAGATTCCTCATTGTGAAAACATCATCAACAATAGTAAACATTGAGCCCGCACCAGTATATGTTATCGAGTTAACAGTCCAGGAATTGGAAAAGATGGTGTTTCCCAAGCCAGTTTCTATTCTATCTGCGCCCAGATCTATTTGACCGTTAATTTGATATGTGTGGTTGTCTAGAAGTGTAATAACTCCAGCCACTGGAGCAGGGAAGTCGTTTTTCTCCTGTACCAATACAAAATTATTTATTGTGTCGCTTTGTATCCCCTCGTTAGCAAGGAATGTCCACTTAGGAGTATCAACATTAAAGCCGTCTATAGGAGTAAGGCCGTTAGTAAATACATTGCCAATCAGTCTTCCTGCCTCATTTAGATTTGAGTCAGCATCAGCGCTTATCCCAATCTCAGGTGCGGCAGCGTTAAACGTATTATCTGAAGCTGTGAACTGATTTGTAACACCGCCAGTAATATCGATAGCAGAGCCAGTAAAGTCCTCAAACTCATTCCGTATAACAACAACATTATTATTGCTTGAGCCAGTTAGAACAAAACCAGATGTAAAACTACTGAACTCACATTTATGCATAATTATCTGATTGATATCTTCAACACTTATAATGCTTGCAGAAACAGAAGATATAACTTCTTGTATTATAATATTTTCAGCACCAGAGCCCTTAATATCAAATATAGTCCCTAAGGCTGCATCCATACGCAAACCACGCACGTTAATACTTTGATTATTAACGGTTAATAGAGATCCTGAGCCAGTATAGGTGAGGGAGTTTGCCTGAGAGTTACTACTAAACAAAGTATTATTTACCCCAGCCTCTAATCTGCATGTACCCAGGTTGATGTCGCCGTTAATCTCATATGTGGTGTTATTAGCAAGGGTAATAACATCCGATATGCATTCAGGAAAATCTGATAACTTCTCGACAAGCTTGTAATTTAAGCGCTCCGCATCATTAAATTGATCTACAGTAGCGGTAAGCAGTTTTGACTCGTTGTTATCATCAGGGTCTCTCATAAGAAGGACTCTATCGAGCATACTAACCGAATCAGCCTTATCGAAACGTAATTGATCGCCTATCTTAAAAAACATGACTAGTAATCCCCCCCATAATATGAATCACCACCCCTATCAACTATATTCTCTGTAGTTAAATAACCTGTGGCAGAACGATCTCGCATCTCGTCCATTAATATACTGTATTCATCTTTTGCAATACTTTCATAAACAGCCGCATCCTCAGGACTTCTTCTGTAATCTACATAGCAATCTGCTACTGTCTTAGCGACTATCAAATCTTCTGCATTCTCAGTAAAGTCATTTACATCATTATTATCTACAAGCGGTTCATATTTCTTAAGATACCGCAAAAACAAAGTGTAATCCTGATCTGGGTAATAATATAATTCTATTTGTCTATTTCTATAAACATACCCACTCGGCAAGCCTAAACCTTCGACATTAAGCATATCGTACTTCAGCGAGGTTAGTTTTTCCAAGGGATAAAAGGCGTTGCTGAATTTAACTGTAAGAGCGTTAGGCACAACAAGCTGTCCAAAATCATCCGGAATATTAGGGACAACAGCATCACCAGAATTTAAGGTAATAACTGCAGTTGCCTCATTAAACCAGAAGTGCTTCTTACGATATCTATCTATTGTTCTATTAAGTGAATTGCCAATTTGGGACTCGCTAGGGTCTATCATATCGCCGTCAGACAGCTTTTCCGATATTTCCTGCTTGAGAGTCCCAAAATCAGCCATTGTACTATATCCTATAGATCATAAGTGAACGTAGGAATAGCTCTAATGTCGCCTTCTGTGTCAGTTACAGCGTCTCTAATGATAACGGCAAGATAACCGCAATCAGTAGCAACAAAACTTTCACCAACTAGCTTAGCGCCAGTGCCTTGAGGCCAGAATACACTGCCTCCAGCCTGACCTTCTGTAAGCCCATCGAAGAATGCATCTAGGACTTCACTTCCACCGTTGTCATACACATAACCAATATCTAAGGTCATTGTAGCGCCAGTATCAAGCCCATCAACACTCAAGTCTAAAGCAACAAGGGAGTATCCAGGTTCGAATCTGTGAATACCGATAACTGTATCAACTGCAGTTGCAGCGGGTACAGTTGTAACGGTCTTCTCAGAAAGATTACCCTGAGGCTCACCCTTAGCTATAAAAGGATTAGATGCAACATCTGAAAAAATTGTAGGTGTAGTCATTTTCTTATCTCCTATAATTAATTAGGCAGCATGTGGTGCTGCGTAGGTTGAAATAACAAGTGACCCAAAATCCTCATTAGAAAACTGCACTTTCTTAAGACCGTAAATCATACGAGCTTCAACACCTGAATCGTAATCATAGTCCTTTAATTGTGTAGTGAACTTGAATGGAACCTGACCACCTCTTTCTTTATCACCAGAAAGAGCGCCTGAAAATGCAGAACCGAAAGATAAAGCATTTTTTCCCACTAACACAGCGCGTCTAACAGTAGGGATAGCAGCGTTAGTTACACTATCTACACCTGTAGCAACACGGGTTGTAGGAATGATGTTTACATTGGCATATTTACCAATACGTTGAGTTCCATATTTAGAGCCATTCATTATCATGTTATCCATAGTGTCACCACCTTGGATAGTAGCAAGATAATTGCCGTACCATTGAATTTTACCTGTACTATCTCTCTTAAGATCTGTTTCTTGTTCATGAGAAACATATAGATCAAACTCTTCACCTTCCAGTGGACCAGCATAAGGATATGTGCGCTGTAAAGTCTCAATTGCAGCATCAATAATATCCAGATTCATAGTGTCAGCAGTTGTAAGAAGCTCGTCAGTAGTGGCAGTACCACCAGCCCGCAATATGCGATTAGCTGTAGGTGCGTTAACTGTGTTTAATCCCTGAACAAACGTCCTGTCATCACCAGAATAAATAGCTGTGTCAACTTCGATAGTAGTAGAGTCCACACCAGCAAGTTGGTTGAATGCAGAAGCATCAAGACGAGAACGGTGAAATTCTGGAAGAAGCTCACGAGCATTTTTGTCGAAATCTACGTTTGTACGAACTTGCTCAATTGTATCTTCATTTGGGCTGCATACCGCATGACGGAATACATTCCATTTCATTGTGTGGCTTTGAAGGTCTAATTTTTCTTCATTACCTGTAAGTGTTCCACCTTCACCTATACCGATACCGGTTAGAATTCCGTTGAAACTAAATGTAACTTCATCACCCTTTTTAGCGCGATCAAGTTCTTCCGCACGAAAGATAGATCCTCTATCGAACATACGACCAAATTGTGCTTTCTTGTAAATATCAACAAAGCCCTTTTTTGCCCACCACTGCATAGTTAATGCATTAGTGGTTAACATGCTTGTTTTAGCCATGATTTACCTCATTGGTTTAAAAAATAATTTAAATAGTTATTACTCTTAAAAGATCAACCAATTTTACGGCCTGGTGAGGGCGAGGATACGCAGAGTAAATGGCATACGAGCTTTTTAATGTGAGCTGACCACCGCCATAGCTCCATTACATCAAAAATCCCTATTAATGTCAAGATATCAACTAGCCATACGAATTTAATTCGCGATTCGACATACTAGCCGCCTCATCAAGATCCATATTAATCATATCCTGCAAAGAAGGAGGGGCCATTTTCACCTTTGGAGTGCCGCCTATTAAAGATGCGCTCTTATTTACATTCTCTTTGTACTTCTTCATATTTCTCTTTTTAGGAGCCTGAGGAGCCTCTTCTTGATTCTCTCCAGGTCTAAATCCAGCCTTATATGCTAAAAACTCTATCTTTGATAGGGGGTCATCCTTAACAGCAGCAGTAGCCGCTACTATTTTTAACTCTTCCGCCCTTATATGCTCAGCTATTTGAGCTTCAGATGCGCTAGGATGAAGGCTTTTTATGCGCTCTTTTTCGTGCTGTACTAAAAAATTCTTAGCATCCAAATAGTTCTTTCCATCTGCAGAGTTTGCATAACTTTCTTCCATTCTTTCCCACGCACGCTCACCTTCAACTCTAGCTTGCTTGCGCTCAAACTCATTTATCTTACGCTCAAGGTTGTCACTTCTCCATTTTAAATGCGCCTCTGGATCCATCTCGTAATCAGGCTCCGGTTCGACTTTTTCAACTGGTTGCGCAGCCTGCTGAGCTTGAGCATCTCGCTCTGATTGAGCGCCCTCAAACCTAGCCAATCTCTCACGCAACTCTTGGGCCTCTCTCTCTTTCTCTTTCTTCTCCTTTCGCAATCTAGCAAAAGCCTTTCCATCCTTACTGCTTGTGTCTAACTCTTCTTCAGGCTCGTCATCAACATCGATCTCTTCTTGCTCCTCCTCTAGATCTTCGGGCTCTTCGAGCTCTTCAACCTCCTCTTCTTCCTCAAGCTGAGGCTCTTCTTGCTCCTCTTCAGGAGGAAGGCTAGCTAATGGCTGCTCACTTTCCTCTTCCTGAAGTTTTAATAATTCCTTTTCTTGTTCTGCTACTTCTTGCTCCAACGCATCTAGATTCATATTTTACCTTTTAAATGTTAATATTAAGATTATCCACAGACGGCCTACGCGCTATTATTGCGTTCTCCATCTCTTTTTGCACCGTTTCAGCTTCTACTTTTTCTGATTCGGCGGCTTTCAATTCCGCAGCTAGAGCTTTATCAAGCGCGCTTGCTTGCTTTAACTCACTATCTGCGACCTTGTTCTGCGTATCCGCAATTTGATTAGCAATTTGAGCCTTTTGACCTTCTACTAACAATTGTCTAGCCTCTTGCTGGGCCTGCAATTCCTCTGGAGTTGGCTCAGCTTGTTGAGGGGATAAGAGCTGTTTCAACTTAGCCTTGTCACTGTCTTTTATTGGCAAGTAATCAATGGCAACAGTGTAAACATTCTGGCCAAACTGAGCGACACTCTGAGCAAAGTTAATCATAATCTGTGCCTGCTCCTGCTTCTGCGCTGGCGTTGTAGGAACTTCTTGCAATTCCACATCATATTCCTGTGCAAAGTTATCTTCTATTAACTCCTGGAATTCAGTAGAGCCATCCTCGCCCACAACCCTAATCAATCTATTAGTCGAGTTTTGAGCTAACATACGCATATAAGTAATCATCAAGCGTGCATGTTCTTTCTGATACAACGTGATCGAGTCAAAATAACAAGCTAAAGCGCTCATGACTTGATTTATCCTCTGAGACTCTAACAACGCTGAAACTTGGGTATTGGAACTTGAGCCAAGGAATTCAGGATTAATGCCTGATACCTCATTCAAGGAGGTATTAGAGATGCCATAGATCTCCTGGTAACCATTAGGAAGGCTAGCGGTAGCTTTGGGTTGAATCTTTCCTCCTGATAAAGCCCCATCCTCTACAGCAATAGCAGCCCTTGTGGTGGCCCATTGCTGCTCAAATCTCACAGGGTCAGTAACAGCACCCTTCTCATACATCACGCCACCCTTAGAGTTAGACGCGATAACAAAGAGCATTTCAGTTAAAGCTTTATTGGAATATCTAGAAGGCTCCTTAAGTGACTCCACCATTCCAAACCAAATACAATTTTCCTCATCCCAACTACCAGTCTTCACTTTAATGGTAAAGCCAGTTTGATCAGGGCTACGGAATTTTTTGAATACCTTCTTGCCCGAAAGTATAGCGGTAGTGTATTCGCGCCTTAAACTCTCAATGAAATCAACCTCTAAACCAAAGCGATCAAACAAGTCTTGAACTTCTCGCTTAATATCCGGAGTCATAGAAAGCATTTCCTGCCTTGGATCAAACTCAAATATATCCTCAACACTATCACCGTTTTCATCTTGGAACTCTTCTAGGCGCTCCTTTCTTATCGCCGCCATCTCAAACAACAATTGCTCAGCAATTAATCTGTTACGCATAACTAGAGACACATCCTGAGATTCAGTATTTCCAAGCTTAAATATCGGATTTTCAGCCCTCCAATATTTAACCCTCTCCCAGTACTGATAGTAATAAACCTTCACATTACCGTCATTGTCCCGCTCGCAACCATACGCGATCTTGTCGTATAACCCACCGTTTGGGTTATAATGAAAAGCCCCTTGTTGGTAATCCACAGCAGGCTCAAAGTCCTCCTCTTCACTATTCGGAAAAAGAGTTAAAGCCTCTTCAAGAGCATATTTCTTTTCTCTCGTCATCCAACGGGAATCTAATAAATTACTCTCCCTTGCCTCAGGGTCCCATGAAACATCAGAGAAAGTTACCACTTCGCCAGCTACATCTCCGTCTGGGTTTTTTTCATATGTTATATTTGTATCAAGAGCGCCATAACCAGCAATCAGCATCTCTTTATCCTGCCTACTTTCTAGCTGGTCTAAATTAGCATTATCTCTCAAGTAATCCGAAGTAGAGTTTAAAAATGTACTATACAGAAGCTGCCTTCTACTCTCCCTTACTTTTGCGTCATATCCTGGCTTTCTTCTAAGCTGCACCATTAATCCCGCAACAGAATCAACGTAAGGCTTTACCTTGTTAAAAACAACCATGCGCCTACGGCCTTTATCAGTAACGGTAGCCTCGTAAGCCATTCGATCTCCAGCATAGAAAGCATGGGAATCACGAGCTCTTTCTTTCTGCTCTGCTAAACCTCTATCTGAGCGTTTCTGATGTTCTTTAAATTGTTTAATTAGTTCCTTATCTGAAAGCATGGTATTACCAACTCATAAAATCATTATCATCATAAGATCCCATCATAGCATCTCGTTCTGATTGACCTCTTTCCAAATATATAGTTTCTATTGCAGGGAAGTTAGCATTAAGTTCAGAATCCACCACCCTAGCCATTGCATCTATCATATCATCGTGACGGCCAACCGGAAAAACACAAAGCTCTTCTCCAACTAATTGCTGAACAAGCTCGTTCATTTCTCCTTGAACGTTAGTATAAAGTATTTTTCTAGGTAAGTAAATACGTCCACTCTCCCAGAATGGTATTAATCGCCTGATTCTATCTTCTTTTTTCAACTTGCCACCAAGAGATATTACAGGAAATCTATAATTTAGTTTGGTTTGGGCTTTTTTAAGATAATACTCATCAGTCATCATCCCATATTGCTCTACACCAACCTTAGGAGGCTTTCCACTCTTCTTGTTCCATTTCTTGTGTAGATCAATTAGCTTGTTAATTCTTTCAGTAGGATTCAACTTATCCCTAACAATATCCAAAACATAATAGTTGTTGTCAGTGGCCAAGCCCCACACAACCATAGCAGTGTAGTCACTTGAGGCCTTCTTCTGGTTAGCTGGATCGTAAAGTATATACAGATTCATCCCCGCACAAGTAAACTCAGGGTCATAATTGTCGTAATACTGCAAGTGCTCTTTCTTAAACTCACCACCGCCAATAGGAGATGGGCTCTGCATATACTGACCACTAAACTCATAAGCGTTTGCAGCCTCCTTGCCTCTGAGCACCTCAATCGTTTGTTTAAAAGGCCACAAAGCCTGACCAGATTGATCTATTGCAGGAATCTTCAGATGGTGCCACGCCTCTCCACTGCCGCCGTTTAGTAAAAAGCCACTTAAATCATCTTCATGCAACCTTTGCATAATGAGAATAATCGGAACTTCCTCACTATTAATCCTGTTGCTTATTGTTGACATATATCGGTCATTAACCTTTCTTCTCTCTGGAATACTCCATGAATCCGCTGGCTTAATGGGGTCATCTATTATTATAGCGCCACAATGCGGCTCAAACTCAATCTTACCCGCGCCCATACCAGTAAGAACACCACCCGCAGGTGCGGCATACATCCCGCCTCCAGACTTATTAAACCATCTTTTCTTACCTTGAGTATCCGCCTTTAACTCCATTGGCCACAATTCTTGGTAAGCCTCTGATAAAAATAACTCCTTTGCCGCACTGCTATTTTTAGTAACTAAGTCGTCACCATAAGAGAGATGCATGAACTCAGCAGAAGGGTTTTTAGCTAAGCACCAAGCAACAGCATTAATAACCGCCAACTCTGTTTTCCCGTAACGAGGCGGTATATTTATAATTAATCGAGGTATCTTTCCCTCTAAAGCCATCTGCATAGCCCTTGCTATCTCAATATGATGAGAGTTAACAACGAACTTTCGGCCCTTGTTCTGCTTGAAGAAATATCGTGTGAAGAATAATAAATCCTGCTCACACTTATGTTTTATAAATCGCTTCTTATTGTATTCGTCTTGGTCTACCGTAGTCATCTAATAAATCGCACCAATTTTGTTTCTTGCCACCGTCATAAAACAGAGCATAGCCAGATTGTATCATAATATCAGCAACATTTCCCTCTTTTGTATATATGTCCGCTACAATCCTTCCTCCGTACTTATCGTGCTGCAGATTACCTACAGTCACCTTTCTCTGAGATTGAGCTAATATATCAATAAGCATATCCCTTGCAACCTCAGCCGCTATTCTCTCTCCCTCACATCCCGCACGGTTGTTGCGCTCAGGGGTATCTATACCACGTATCCTCACCTTCCACTTAAGGTCGTCTAGTGGGTCTACAAGCTCAGGGATATCTACAGTGATGGTGTCGCCATCATAGACGTGGAGAACTTTCCAGCTTTCGTTTTTTTCAGAAGTGCTTATGACAAATATAAATGCTGCACATAATATTAATGAAGGCAAAGCTATATATGTAAAAAAATCTTTCATCTATATCCCCAACGCAAAGCAAAGCAAAGCTCCTGTAGACATCTCAGCCTGTGTAAACTCTCTTTGGTCCTTACCCCAAATCCTTCCGCAAATCCAGTATAGCGGCCCAACTAAAACTAAAATACCCAAACTGTAGACGGGCTTATTAATCGCCCAATCAAGGAAGAAAAACAACGGAGCAAAGCAAATAAGCCAACGCAAAGTCATACCAACTGTGCCAGCAAGGTATGGATATTTTGCCCCCCACGGGTCAATCATCCAGTCTATGAAAAACAACTCTTTCTCGTGAGTGGGGTATTCACCAGTAATTGCGCCGAAATACTTACCCCAACCAGGAGCTAAGCCAAGATACACCAGGCCAATAATAATAACCCAGAGGTTTTCTTGCTCGTGAAGAGCGGGGGTAACAACAACTAGCCCAACGGATATCATAAGTATCGCAATAGACCTGCTTATCTCGCCACCACCATGTTTCCAGCGGAATATACCGCCTATTAAGCCTAAGAATAAGCCGTGTAAAATAGATTCAATCATTTCCGTATCTTCCTCATAGCTTCTACATTTTCAAAATAATCCTTCACCTGAGGAAACCCCTTTTACTCATCTTTCAGCTCTTCATCATTATAATAAGCCTTAATGAAAATTTTAGTCTCGAGATTCTCCAAATGCGCATACAAGGAGTGATTCATCTTAACCTCACCGAGAAACGTTCTTATCAGGTCATCCATATTTTCCGAGACCTCTTTATCAAACCTCTCCTGTGCGTCTTTAATTATTTCACCAACTACCTCATGCATCCTCTTGCGGAAGCGCTCCATTATAACTTGATCCCACATCGATATCTCTTCCTTCCCACCAGGAAGCCTAAAACTTGACATTATTCCTCACTCTCATAAAACATATTAACCCTCTCAGTCAACTCAGCAGCATCCCGATACTTCTTAATCTTCATCTCAGTGTCCCTCATCCATTTTTCTTCCTTCACCTTACCCTCAAGCTTACACGCCTCCAACTGCTTACGTAAACTCTCGTTCTCACGCTTTAAAGCAAGGTTGTCGTTGACGAGAGTCTTAACGCGCTCTTTCTGCTCCATGAGGTTTTTATCTTGGTCAAATTTAGTCATTGCCCCCACCCCCACATGTCTCTGCTATCGAAGCTTCCACCGCGGAAACTATAAGCGAGCGCCTTATATCCCTAACGAAAGCCTTAAACTCATCATCACTCAGTTCCATATGGTCTTTTTTAAAAGAATCAAGGTTGGGCTCCCTGTGTTTAGTAAGGTGTAATTCAATACACCTCTCTAATACCTTAACCCTTCTCTCTAGATCTTCACTCATTTCACCCCCTGATCAATAAAGCGATGGTACTCCTTATTGTATTGTTGCCCTAGCTCCCAAATCGCATCTTTCAAAAAATCCAGCCTAGCTATTCGTGACTTGCTATCAAAACCTTTAAACTCTACCGTTGTTTCGTCTTCTGCCTCAGTATCCCATGTACATATTATTTTCATTTTAATCTCCTTCTATAATAAGCCCAACACTCCTGAAGCCATCGATAACAACCGATCTCCTCAGATTTAATCTTCTCCATATGCTTACGTGCTGTTTGCCCCAACTCCGTAAGTTCTTTAGCAGATGTCGCACTCCTGAAACTCTCTGCTATTTCTTCAGTAAGCCTGAAAGCTTCACCACTCGTAGACGTTGGTACTTGTGATTCCATTTTCCTTCAAAGCTTCCTTAGTTTGTTTCTTTCTAATCTCTCTAAGCTTCTCACCGGTATATACAGGCTCAGCCTTCCAAAGCCTTCTATAGAGCTTTGCCCCATTGGTGTGAACTTCGCTATTCATTTCTGCAGTATCATATTTCATTTTCTATATCCCTATCAAACTTCTCAATTTCAGCAGCAGTAAGGGGCGGATAGACAACTTGCTCTCCCTTGCTAGTTATATCCATCTTACCCTGCCAGCTTTGTACATCCACGTGTTTTCCTATCTTATCTATAGCATCTAGAGCATATCTAGTTTTTCCCATGCTTTTAGAATTCGTATATAATTCTTTCAATTCCTTCAGCACCCAGTCAGCATCTATCTTTAATTCCTGAGCCCTAACTTCTGTTATTTCAGCAATCGCCTCCACAATGGCAGGTTTTGTCAGGTTTTCATTTCCCATGCTTTTAGCTGTCTTCTCGCTGTATCCCGCAGCCTTAGCGGCTCTAGTTGCATTATGGTCTTTGATATATTCTTGAACAAACAACCGTTGCTTTCCTTTTAAAGCATTCAGCTTTTTACCCATAACTTACCTTTAAAATTGACTTACTAACGCATCCTTACCCACAGTACATGGCATCATATATATTTTAGCTTGCCTTAAGATAACTTTGTCAGGGCAGCTCAAGGGAAGACAGATGTTTTGTCTAGCGCCACCTTGCAACAGTATAACGCCTCTTGTTGTATCTACGGTATAAGACGCCCTTCCTGAGAGAATGCCATCTAAGTCTACTCTTAACTTGTCTATTCTAACCTTTTCAACAATAGAGCTATCATCATCGCCAGGGGTAAGTATTTGGGACTTTGTTTCACCTTTTTCTATTTGATCAGGTGAGGTATCTTTGTTATCTAGGGTAGAGTCCATAACTTTATCATCTGGATTACCTAAATTATGCCTAATGATTCTTTCGGTTAATTCTGATTTTGTCCCTTTAGCATCTAAGCCCATTTGAGACGCTGTGCTTTTTAATTGAGGGTATGATTGTTCTAGTAGCTTAGCTATTTCCATAGTGAAATCCTTTATTAATATTTTTTACCGCCGCCTTTGCCTTTCTTTTTCGCCATATTCTTTCTCCAATTTATATAATGTGGCCACTCCATAAAAACAAGAGCGACCACATTCAAGAAGTTATTTCAATGTATATACGTATACACAACCTGTCAATAATAATTGACACCCTTATCATCAAGCCGTAGCTATTTCTTTTTCTTAGAGGATGCCCTTCTGGACTCTGAAAGGGCTATAGCAATTGCTTGCTTTTGCGGCTTTCCTTCGCCTCTAAGGGTTTTTATATTCTTAGAAATCGTCTTTTTAGACTTTCCTTTTGCTAAGGGCATAATTATCTCCTCTATGTTTACGAGGATTTTATCATATTTGGCTTGCAAGTAAAGTTTGTTCTGTTTATAAATTAATCCGTTTATTACATTTTGAATTTGTTACTACACTAAGTTTCCCCGCTTACCATCCCTATGCATCCTCTTTTCAACAAGAGCATATTGGTAAGCGGGTTTTTTTATTAAAATATTTACCTTTACCATTGCTTAATTAACTTCACTTCTATATATTCTTTGGCATCACACAGTGTTTGGGTGCCCTCCTTCCATGCTCCTTATTTTCCTTAGTTGGGCACCCTTCCTTCATTTTTATTATTGACAATCTTGTTTTACTTCGTGTATATACACACATATACACTGTGAAGGGAGAGAACAAGTGAAGTCTAAGTTACAGCAAATGCATATTAAGATTACTGAAGAGAATTATGACTATCTAAGTCGTAAGTCCTTGGAGACTGGAGCGTCTCGTTCAGAAATTATTCGTAGGCTTCTTGCTGAGGCTGACAAAACGGAAAGTAAGAGAAAATAGATGATAATCTTTTCAAATATCATGATTATTTTTTTATTGATCTTTTGCGTTTTATGCTTTTATTCTCTCTTTGTGAGTAGAAAGGAAAATTTAGAAAATTGCGCGTACGAAAGTGAGAAAACCGTTAACATTTATTGTTGACTTTGGAGGATTGGGTCGAAAACCCATTATTAGCGGCTGCTATTGCCATAAAATAGTGACGACTCTTTAGGTAGGGTCGGGAGTGGGCGAATAAAAGACCTCTCTTCAGGACGATATAGTGGGTATCCTATATTTGATGGTTGAGGGGGAATAAGTCCATAGTTGCTGATAACTATTTTCGACTCCCGATTCGAGAAGAGAACAAAAAAGGAGCAACGTATGCATGAACTAGACAACTGGCGTTACCGCCTGATGGAATCCGACTTAGACTACAAGGCTAAGTTAGTAGGACTAACACTTATACAACTGTATAATCAGGATGGGTACACCTTCCCATCTATCAAAACTTTAATGAAATTATCAAGCCTATCTCGCAATCCTATAAGGCATGGGATTAAAGAACTCGTAGAGCACAAGTTCATCACTGTCACTAAAGAGAGATTCATTGGAAACAAGTATGACTCTAGTGTTTACACTTTCCTAAATGCTGAGGGGTTCTCTCATAACCCCTCAAATGTTGAGGGGTGCGGAGAAAACCCTTCAAACTTTGAGGAGTTCTCTCGTAACCCCTCAAATATCACCAATTCCACCATGGGTGAAGAGGTGTTTATTGAGGAAAAACAGGGGGATATTGGACGAAGTGAGGTTGAGGGGTTCTCTCGTGACGGGTTCCGAGAAGGACACTATATAAATAATGATTTATATATAAAAGAAAAAATAAATAAAAAAGAAAAAACAAAACTCACCAGGCAGCAAAGGTTGTTAGAAAAACACTACCAGGAGAAGTTCCAAGAATTCTGGGAGATCTATCCAAAGAAGGTGGGTGAGAGAATTGCAAAGAAATTGTTTATGGAGATCGTTACTACTGGTGAAGCGGATGTTAATCGCATTCTAAGAGGCGCTAAGAGGTATAAATTAAAATCTGAGGCCACGGATCAAGATTTTATAAAACTCCCTTCTAACTGGCTTAAAGATGGTTTTTGGGATGAGGGTGAAGAGGTCGATATCGATCAGAGATCTGAGGATGAAAAATACAACGATGCAATGATGACTAAGAAATGGCAGAGAGACAATGGAAAGTTCCTTTTACCAAGGGAGCTTGAGGAGATCTCTATGTGGGAGAAGAAACAAGAAATGGGTGATGCGCAATCTTTTCATTAATTTAATCTTGGAGAATTATTATGGCTATGTCTGGTTTACGAGAATGTGAAATGTGTGGCGATGAGTTTAAGCCACTTGCATACTTACAAAAATATTGCGGCTCTAGAAAGAATCAAATTGGATGCTCTTGGGAGAATCGGAAAATGTACGAGGAAGTGTATTTCAGTAGGCCTGCCCCCCTCATCAAGCGTGAGACTTCTATCACTGATTTAGCTAAGAAAGCTGCTGCAAATATTCGATCAAAATTCTGGCTTATAACTATCTGATGTGCTATGTTTTTTTATTCTTTTTATAAGTTAAAAAAATCTTCACTTGGATATAGGGCGGCAGGTAGCTACCCTTTTCTATGTTACTATGAATCCCTCATCCACCACATCCCACTCTTTCAAAACATCCACCCCTTCTTTGATACTTCTAAACAACGCCCATGGAATGTTTTTGTCTTTGCAGTAATCTCTAAACTTCTTTTGTTCAGGCTTTAAAGCTCCTGTTTTAGATTTTGCTTCCATATATCCAAACTTTACAACATTGCCTTCTGTCCACATAAGGAAGTAGTCAGGAACTCCCTTGAGGGTTCCCATTCTTTTCTCTATTCCACCAGCTAGCATTCTTAGGCTTTTATTTGAACCTGCGCGTTGACCATTTGGGATGTGAAACCAAACAAAGTCTTCTCCACATTTTATCTTATTTGCGGTCTTGGCAAGTAGCAAAGCATCGTTGAAACCTATGCATATACTCTGTTCTGAGGGATTAATCTTTTTCATAAAAAAATGATTATTTATGGTTGACGTGATGATAAATCGTGTATATAGTTATACACAATACTAACTAAGGAGACATTGTGATGAATGATACTACAAAACCTACCAAAGAGGAAGCTCTATGGGAAAAACTTGAGGCTGAGTTTGCCACTCAATTTGTCGATGAAGATGAGATTGAGGCGGAAGCGTGGCGTAAGCATTGTGAGGGATTTGATCGCAACTATCGTTTATAATTTATTTAAGGAGCAGATTATGAATATTAAGTACAAAGAAGAGATGCCTAAGATGGATTGGAAAACTTTATTCCAGGGGGTTTTTGCAGGATGTTTGTTGTGGGGGTTTATGTTCTTCGCATTTTCAGTTGCAGAGCCTGCTGCTGAGCGAGCTTATTTGGAGGCGCGTTATTATGACTAATGTTATAAATATGTGGGAAGCTGCTCGTAGAATGCGTATCAGAGGCACTTTGAGAAAATGTCAACGCAACAAGATTATCTTTCAGAACTTCCAAGCTATGATGAACTCTCTTCCTCAGGATGAAGATTTACAGGGAATCAGGGATTTGTTTGATGATCTAAATAAAGTAGTTGATAAAAGAGTAAAAGAGCTTATAGCACTATGACATATTTTGATTGGCAACGCTATAACTACGAGATGATTATGTTACATGAACAATTTATTAAGGAAAGTAAAGATGGAAGCACAGAACCAAGTACACCAACCCCAGCAAATGATGAGCCCAGAGATAGACCAATTAGCGAAAGCATTAGCACAAGTGCAGGGATCGCTATCGCCTGTTTCTAAAGACAAGAAGAACCCTTTCTTTAAGTCCAGCTATGCAGATCTTTGCGCTCTTTGGGAGTCTTGCAGGAGTCACCTTGCTAAGAATAAAATCTCTGTTGTTCAGGGAACTATGGAGAGGAATGGAGATATGTATCTTGAGACCACCATGTGCCATGAAAGTGGACAGTGGATTAAGGGGCATTACCTCGTAAAGCCTGACAAGCAAACCCCTCAAGGCTACGGCAGTGCTGTTACATATGCTAGGCGCTATGCCCTTGCTGGTATGCTTGGCATTACTGTGACTGATGAGGATGACGATGGTGAAGGGGCTATGAATAGAAATAGAAAGCCTACTCCCCAACCAACTCCAAAGCCAGAACCAACAAAGCCAAACCCTAAAGATTTCACTCCTGAGCAATGGAAAGATATAGCAGATAAATATATAGCTAAACTCAAGGCTGCTGAGGATGTTAAGGCTTATGATAAGATAGTTATTGATTGGCAAAAGACAGTTCATAACTTAGACCAATATTGCCCTGAGCAGAAGAATAGGGTGGTTGAGGAAGCTAGAGATATTTATTCAGGATTGGTGGAGATATAGGATGGAAAAAAAATATTATTATACTAATCCGTTAAAAGCGGCTCTTGCTTCTAGATATTTTGATGTCATTATGGGATGGTACAATCCTTTCTCGACTGAATTTTATTTGCAGCAGGAGCCCTATGAGATGCCATTCATACATCATATGGTGGATGCCGATAAGATGAACTTAAGACCAAGTCAATACTATATTCATTCGGATTCGCTATCGGTGTTTACCCCCCAATCAGGTGACCTCTGTGAGTATGCTCATCCAACCGAAGAACTTAGATATTCTGTTATGATGTGTGATGAGGAAGGAAGGCAGAAAAAAGAAGAATACGGAGAATACATAAAAATACTACAGCGCAAGGGTAGGATGTTTCCCTGGTATGATGGAGTTGAAGAAGAGGGGGCAGGTGATGTCGCATTTTAAGGGAGGGGGTATGGGAGAGAAGTCAGTATCAGATCTAACCAAACACTATCTTGATGTGGAACAAGAGCTGGAGATTCTAAAGGCCCAGAAGGTCCAGCTTCTACAGGAGATAGAGCACGGTAACAAGCTTGCTAAAGAAATAAAGAGTGAGCTGCTAGAGGTGGTTCAAAAAGACAAGAAAACAGCCGGAGTAATAAAGTCTCATGTGGGGATAGAAGGTAGGGGAACTTACACTATCTCTATACGAAGGAAGGCTCCAAACTGTATTATTACAGATCAATCTCTTGTTCCAGGTTTCCTATATAAGGAAGAGACTATAGTTAAGAGAGAGTTCGACAAGGCGCTTGCGCTCAAAGTCCTTAGGGATGGAGAGCAGATTCCTGGGCTCGAGTTAGAAGAAGGTGAAACATTACAATTAAGGAGAAAACAATGACTTCTAAAATAATTACACTAGAGGAGGCGCGGGAAATGTTCCCCTGTGATTCTCATCAAGAAGAATTTAATGGTGTCATTTTCAGGCACCCACTTGAAAATAAAACCGAAACCAAAGGAGAAGACAATGACAGCAAATAACATCACCAACGACCTTACACGAAGATTAAATGACGTAGAAAAGATTACGAACGCAACAGCTACTTCTGTTCATGAGCTAAGGGCGGCTAATAGCAACAAAAAGAAGAATCCTATAGATCTCAACGCATGGACTATAGCTATAATGGTACTAGCTACAGCGTTCATAGTTGGATTTACTGTGGGATTCTTATCAAAATAGGAGGGAGTATGAATAGCACAACATTACAAGAGTTTGAATCTTTTGTGGGCAATATGGAAGCAAAGTGTGACAAAATGTCACACGGTGGTTTTGAGGAAAGAATACAGAAGGTTAAGGATGAGCTTCAAGAAATGCATGACTGTCATTTGGAGGATTTGGTAAAGATTACTGATGAGTTCTATTTAAAAGTTAAGTCGCTCAAGGGGCAGTATGGCTCTAGATGTGAGCATTTAGAGAGTCAGTTGGCGGAGTTGAGTAGGTTAAAATCATTGGATAAGGGAGATATATAATGGACGATAAAACATTCGAGAATTACAAAGAAGATATCCTCCAGGGAATTATTGATAATGTTAATGAGAGAAAAGAGATAGAGAGGCTTGAGAGGCAATTGATAAAGCTTGATGTTCAGATTGAAGACCTTAATGGGCAAAAAAACGAGATTTACAGTAAGCTGGAGGCTTTTACGGAAAGGTCTACGCCGCTTCATGAGGTGTTCATGAGGTATTATGAGGAATTGGAGGGATAGTATGTGCTCGGTTGGTGTTATAGAGTTTGTTTTTATTTTTACTCTCGGGATTGCGTTTACAGTACTCGTAGCGGTCTTAGCTACTGTTTTTATTCCATGTAAAAATGAATCACATGTCTTTGAGGAGAATGAAAGAATTTATCAGGCGTTTAAAAAAGCCTTTGATAAAGAGGGGGTGGAAGGATGATTAAAGAGCTTTTAAATAGGGTGTTCCATAGGCATAGGTGGGTTAAAAGCGAAGTTATGGCTTATCTGTCATCGGATGATAATAGGCCGCTTAATGAGATTAGCTTGAATGAATATTCAAAGATAGGTACCCAAAAAACATGTGAGCCATGCAAAAAAGTATTGTTAATACCCGTTTATCGCAATCAAGTAGCAATTAAATGCTTCTTTAAACTCACGCAAACGCTACAAAATGAGGGTTATAGCGTTACTTACAAACATTCTAGGGGTAAATAACGTCCATTTTCCATAATAATGGTTATACGACTGGGATTTGGGTTTTAGGGGAATAAAAGGATTATAACATGGATAATGAAAAAATGAAAGTGAATAGCAAAATAAAATTTGTTGGAGAGAAACAGCGCTATACCATTCAAGCAATTAATGATGACTTTGCCATATGCACAAAGCCATTTAACCTTAAAAAAACCACTATATACACAGTAGTTGATTTTAAAAGGAATATAAGAGGCACCGAAAATTTAATATTTCCAAGAGGGGCTGAAACTAAAGAGCAATGCGAGGCAATGTTGACTCGATTAGTAAACAAAGAAACCGATATTTCTCATAGAAATAATATACCACTACAAATAGAAAACCAACTTTAACCAAGGAGATGAATGATGTACAAAAAAACACCTGGACTATGGCAACCTATACAAACAGCGCCTAAAGGTACTGGCGATGAGTTTTTAGCTTATGACAAAAATGAAAATCAATATTCTGTATGCTATTATTCGCAGTCTAATACACTTTGTGAAGGCGTAACCCGCTACATGTTTGTACGCGAAGATATGGAAGACGATTGTATTGAGTTTTACCCCACCCATTGGATGCCCCTGCCTAAACCACCGAAGACCAACTTTAACCAAGGAGACTAAAAATGAAAGACATTAAAGATCTAATTAACGAAGCAATAACCTCAGTATTAGCAGGTGACATTGAATCTAGCGAAATGGATGCGCTGACTGAAACAGTTCTAAACTCATACAAAGAGGGGTATCTAGAAGGCCTTAAGGAAGGCTATAGACGCGCTAAAAATATGTATTATAAAAAAAGCAATTAAGGAGATGAATGATGAAACTTGAAATGATTGAATGGATTGATAGCTTTGGGTGCAGCCCAGAATGGCAATCTATTGAACACGTTAAACTAAACGAGCCATTAACATGTGTATCGGTAGGCAAGATTATTGCTGAAAAGGATGATTATGTAGTGATTTGTCCTCACTTTACAAAGCCACATGATGATTTAGAGGAGCAGGGGTGCGGTGATATGACAATACCAAAAATAGTTATTGTAAAAAGAACGCCAATGGCACCATTTTAACCAAGGGGAATAACGGTGGAAGTACTAGCAGCAGTTTTATTGATTATTCTTTTACTCGCAACGGTAATATTACTTATATCTGAGCCGTTATTGTGCCTGCTAGTGTTCCTCTCCTATAACGGGTCTGTATTCTTAATGGAAAAGATTAATAATCCAGCCAATGACCAAGTTATTGAAGAAAACAATAAGTGTTCTAAAACCAACTTTAACCAAGGGGATGAATGATGACTAAAACAAAATTCGGAGAGTGGCAGCCTATAGAGACGGCGCCTAAAGATGGGAGTAGATTTTTATCGTACGCACTAAGAGTAGATATATGTTGGTTTGAAAAAACTATAAATGATTTCGTGCTTGGAGGTTATCAAGAATCTGATGGAACTCGCACTCCGGCCTCTAAGGTTGTAACTCTTAAGTACTGGATGCCTTATCCTAAACCACCGAAAGGAGATGAATGATGGATGAAAGTCGTGTTGATTTTATTGTAAGAACGGTAATGAATGGAGCAGGCATCTCTGCTTGTGTAATTTTTGCAACTATTGTGGTAGCTGCGGTTATTGGGATGATGTATTGGTTTTTTGGTTCATTAGAAAACATTCTTGTTACCATTAGTGTGCCCATAATCCTCTTTCTACTTGGGTTAGTTTATCAAGGAGTTTGGTTGATTGCAGTTAAATTAAGGAGATGAATAATACCCAAGTTGACGATAAGAGCGATAAGATAGTATAAGAATAATAACTTAACCAAAAGGAATATCAAATGAACGAACCAAGAATAGAGAAAGCATTGGCAGCATTACTAAGAAGTATCTTTTTAAAACAATCCATAATAGAAGAAATGGCAGCTCTCAAGAAAACCATGGAGGAAAACCTTCTAGTAGATGAGCTTAGAAACTCTCATGTTGTATCTGTAGATGGAGAAGGGCTTCCTTTCACAATAACAAAAGACACTAACAGTCCTCATCATATTCTTACATATGAAGGAATTGAGATAAAACTAGGAACTCATGGCGATGAATCAAAGATTCCAGAAAGAATATTCCAGGATTGCTTGGGCTTCAAGAATAATCAGAGACCTATATAACTTGCCGAATGCAATCGGCAACAAACCATATGTTCTTGCTGGTTGCAACCGGTAAGAAAGGGGTCGAATTCGACACCTTTTATTGTGCATTTATAATCGCTTTGTAATGCATTGTAGCACTAGCTATAATTTATTGTAGATGTAACTACAACATGACACCAAATACGAAAAATGGTACAACACTAAATACTAATTTACGCTCCCATCGTCTAGCGGTTAGGATCTCACCCTTTCACGGTGAGGACGCCGGTTCAAATCCGGCTGGGGGCACCATTATTTAGCTCTGCCAGACATCTTCTCAGCAGTTCTAAGTGTCCCAAGCCCCAACAACGACATCATGACGGTTATTAAGGAGTCAGTACCAGCCAACTTAGGAGGAACTATATCTGGGAACCATATGGCAGAAAGCCAGTTTACCATATCATATCCGATAAAATGCCACGCCAAAGCAAAACCACATATCCAAAGTATAAAAGGTCTAGCACCAGCAACAAACGGGCTTCTATGTTGCGCCTCAAGCTTGCTAATCTCACCCTGCAACACACTAGGCTGCATAGCTATCTTATCAAGAACGCTCTGCGCCTCCATGCGCTCTTCATCACTGGTAAATATCTTATCAAAGGCATTTCCCAAAGCCTCAATAGGCTCTGCTACTCCACCTCCTACAATCTTACTAAGTAATCCCATATTACTCTCCTATATCCACAAGTTCAAAATGTGGTAAGTCGTGAAAGTTCTGGTCCTTGAGGTTACCATCCATATCCCAATCACCACCCCATCTTATCTTCATTCCCATAGAATGGGCTGTAGCTATCATCAACCCAGCAAGATAACCAAAGCGCTTTGTGCCATAGAAATCCACAGGATAAGGGTATAAATCAACGGCCATAGAAGGCTGAGAGTTATGCATACTATGGGGCCATCTCAATTGGCTTTTGCCTTCACGCTGCAATAGATCTTGGGTTTCTTTATCCCTATGCCCCTCAGTAACTGTAAAGTCTGTAGTCTCGATAACCCTCTCACACAACTCTTTGAGTTTAGGGTGGCAGGTATCAAGCTTAGCTATTGATTTCTTTGAGAATTTTGGCATGTTATTTTTTTATTATTTTCTTGAAAACTCTAAAGCAATTGTTTACAGGGCTCCACTTTTGACCAATTAAGGTTCTAGCGCGATCCAAACTCATACTATCTACTTTTAAATACGAGAACTCACCAGTATTAAAGTGACGCTTTTCTTTAATTTCACCACCTTTAAAATAAAACCGCTTCCCCCTGCATACTAGAGAGCATTGTGAGTAAGGAGCAGTAGCAAGGGCAACTATCAAGCTTATCTTGTTTGTTGGCCTTCTGTAGGCTAGGTAGGTAGCTTTAGGATTGTACTTATCTTTTGCAAGAGAAAGCTTTCTTAGCGTTATGTTAAGTACAACAGGAATACCAAAGCCAAGGAAAGAAAAAGCAATGACATTCCTGATTGTTTCTATGTCCCATGCGGTATAGTTCTCTACTATACTAAGCAGGAAGTAATCCGCCAATGTCCATCCCATGAAGACAAGTAATACAAACGAAAGTAACTTCTCTCTGAGCGCGTCAAACGCAACCTTCTTGTAGAGCAAATAACATGCAATAACTCCAGAAGCTAAGATAGTGATATCCCAGGTAATCCATTGCAGATAGTTACTGCCTAAATCACCAAATATCATTTGAATAAAATTTATGAGGAATACCAAAATATATAAATACATTATGCTTTACTTTTTGAAGTTGCTGATTTCTTTTTCAAT